AGCGAATTGGCCCCGATGTTCGGCATATCCTCCGCCTCAACCAACGGAAAGCCCATGAAGCTGGCGCGGCCATCCGCCGTCGCCGAAGGCTGCCACAGATAATTGCCGTCGGCGTCCTTGAGCTTTCGCAGCGCTCCCTGCGTCTTGCGGTTCATCACCCAGTTGGCATTCTGGCGATAACCAGCCTTCAGCGCATAGACGAGATCGATCAGCACATCGCTGCCATTGCTTGCCGGCAGCGCGCCCGAAGTCCCCGTCGCCACATAACCCAGGTTCCCCCAACTCCAGCTATTCTCCGCCACCGTCGCCGAAGCCAGAAAGCCCTTGGGCTTATTGGTGCCATCGCCATTGACGAAAGCCGTGGTCTCCTGCGCCGCAAAAGCCGCATTGACCTCGTCGGCAATCCACTGGCCGACATCCACCGCCGCATCGTCGAGAAAGGCCGTGGTCGCCGCCGGCATGGCATAGAGCTCGGTCGTCGGATAGCTCAGCTCCGCCAGCGTCTGGCTCGTGGTCGTCGGACGGCTCGCCGTCTCACCCACCCAGCCGGTCTGCGGTCCACTCAGCGTGATCGGGCGCTTATAGACCGAGGCCGAAACCTGGCGCACACCGGCAATGGCTCGGATCGGCGAAATGCCCGTCATCAGACGGGTGATTTCCGTCTCGACCTCGGCGGGGACGACATAGCCGCCATCTGCGCCCACGCCCACCTGCAGCGCCTTTTCCTCGCCGCGCTTCACATAGGCCGAAAAGGCCTCCTTGTATTCGCCATTGGGCAGGGCACCCTTACCCTCGAGCGCCGGGCGCGCCCGCTCGGCACTGACGCGATCGAGCGCCGCCTTGTGCCCGTCGAGCACGGCATTGAGCCGCTCAAGCTTGCCCTCGAGCAAGCCATCGGCCGAACCGCGCTTCTCGATCTCGCCGAGGCGCTGGTCATTGGTGCGCTTGAATTCCTCGAACGCGGAAGAAAATTCGCTGAACAGCGCGGCAACGTCAGTCCCCGCGCCGGCCTTGGTTTCAAGGCCGTCGTCAATCCGATCCATGTCGGCATCCTTCTATCGGTTACGGATAGTCCTCGTAGCAGCCGCAATGGCGGCGCCGGCCGAAACGGGGGCGGCAATCCGCGCCGCCTCCATCATCGGAAAGGTCACGATCGAGATTTCATAAAGATCGATCTCGTGCAGCAGCCGGTTTCCCGCCTGCCGGCTGGCTTTCACGGTGCGAAAGCCGATGGAAAGCCCATCGAGAGCCTCTGCCTCGATCAGGCGTTTGAGCGCATCCGCCCGCGGCACCCCGGGCACCAGCCTTCCGCGCGCAAACAGCCCATGAGCGTCCTCGCGCAGCTCCTCCCAAAAGCCCACCGGCTCCTTGGGATCGTGCTGAAACAACAGCCGAATGCGCCCCGCGCGGCTCCTGAGACTTTTGGCAAAAGCCCCCGGCAAGACAATATCGCCGCCGCTATCGAGCCGATTGAACACACTGGCATAGCCGGCAAAGCGCCCATCGGCATCGACGGGAATTGGCCCCGCCATCAGCGTTTGCTCCCCGCCCTGCCCTGCGGCTTGGCCAGGGGCCTCCCCTTGTCTGCCAGCGTCCCCGCCAGGTTCCAGGCAAATTGCCGAAACGTCTGCTGCGCTGTTTCCCGGCTCTGCTTGTCCGCCATTCAGTCGTCCCCCTTGCGAAACAGCCTGTTCAAAGAGGCAATTTCGGTCACGAAATCATTGAACCGCTTATTGGCCGAAGCCATTTCCTTGAGGCTCCAGACCAAGAGCGCACTCGCCCCGCTCGCCCACAAAAACAGCGCCAGATGCGCGAGATCCCCGCGCTCGATAATGGTCTTGGTGAGGTCGTCCATCCGGGTCCTCCTGGGCAATAAAAAAGCCCGCCGGAGGCGGGCTTGGGTGGCTGCAGGTTTCACGTTAGTCACCGACTAGCCTGAACCTTCGCTGGCTTCAAAAGCTCATCATGCAACTGGCCCGATGGCCAGCAGCCCGTAGCGCTCACATGCGAGGTCGACGACATAATACTCGTCTGCGCTCCATGTGAATTTGGGCATGAACAGAAATTCGGGCCCATTGGTCGGAACGGCACGGGCCCAAATATCGCTTAGCCCCTCTGGGTCAACAGAGTGCCGCGAATATCCTGGCCGAAAATCCGAAGGCGTCGTTCCATCGGCATTGATCAGGCTCGATGTATAGGCCATCCCAAACACCTCGCCGGGATACCGCGGCCTAAAGCGCGCCCACTCGCTAAAGAGCAGCGGGCTCGCACGTTCGGTAACAGAAATCATCGTGATGAGCAGCATTTAGTCCGTAATCAACAAATGCCCGACCGGCATATCGCCAATCCTGCGCAACGCCTCTTCGCTGGATAGCCTGACGCCAGGGTTTTCCTCGACCGTCCGCCCATGCCAATATTTGGCTTCACGCAACCGCCCCATCGCCTCATAGCATTCGGCAATGCTTGTTCCGAGATAGCCGGCGTCCAGCGACGGATCGCCGTCCGCCATGAACATGTAGACCTCAAGCGCATCCTGCCAGCGACCAAGTTCCTTGAGCTTGACGGCAGAGCGCTCGAATTGAAATCGCAAGGGACCTGCATGATAACTGGCCGATCCTAAGCCAAATGCAACTGTAGCAGTGCATTAGCGACAGCCCTATCGCGTTCTGCCACCGTCACAAGCTCCATTTCGAGGTCTACGATATCACCCAAATACCGTGCCACGTCGTCGCTGGAGGCATGGCTCTCCAACAGCCCGAGTAGAGCTGGTAAGTATCGGTCGTACTCGTCCTGTGCCGTGGGCTCGTTTCTGACGCCCACAGGGTCCCACTGTTCCAGCAAAAGCGCTCGTATGGACTGCAATTTTTCCCGATTGTCCATTTTTATCTCGGTCACAAAGTGATGACTCTACCAAATGAATTTAGCACGACTTCGGCCCTGGCGCCCCGGTACTTCCAAGAATAAGGCGAAGATCCTGCCGTCACCCTGATCGGATTGTTCAATGCGTCACTGATGTCGCTGGCGGAGACACCACGATTGATAGCCTGGTTTATGCCATGCTTCGTGAAGCCTGTGGGCATCCATGCCAGCAACCTTCGCGGACGGACCTTGGTTGGCCGTCCCGCTGCAGACTGCCGGCATCAAAGACCCACCGCCCACCTTCCGATGTCCCCTTCGGTGCCCTCGGCTGATCTGGCCGATATTTCCGCACCATGTCGTCAAGCGCGAGAGAAAACCACCGCGCCGCCAGACTAAGCCGAAGGTCGACCAAGCGGTATTCAAGCTCGCCCCATAACGTTGCCTTCGTCACGACCGCTGTCCCACCCCAACCATCTCCCGCTTCTCCGCATCGCTCAAAAATTCCGCCCCACCCACGCGCGCCCATAGCGCCGCGCGGTCCTCGGCCAGCGCCTCGACCTCATCGAAATCCGGCACAACTTCCGCGCCTTCAAATGCCGGCCCGAGCCACAGGCCCAGTTCCTGGCTCACCCGCACCACCAGCGGCACGAGCGTTTGCCGCCAGAGCGCCCGATTGGCCTCGGCCATGTTGGCATAGGTGTTGTCGCCGGGAATGCCGAGCAGCATGGGCGGCACCCCGAATGCCAGCGCAATGTCCCGCGCCGCCGCGTGCCGGGCTTCGATGAAATCCATCTCGCGCGGGCTCATGGCGATGGCCTTCCAGTCGATCCCGCCATCGAGCACCATGGGTCGCCCGGCATTGGCGGCGCCGGAAAAATTCTCCTCCAGCTCCTCCTTGAGGCGCCGAAACTGCTCTTCCGTCAGCGTGCCGCCGCCGGCCGAATAGACCAGCGCCCCGCTCGGCCGCGCCGCATTGTCGAGCAGCGCCTTGTTCCACTGGGCCGAGGCATTGTGAATGTCGAGGCTAGTCTGCGCCGCCTCCAACGGCCCCATGCCATAGTGGTCGTCCATGGGATGAAACAGCGCCATATGCAAAATGCCGGGCAGCGGCGCACTCTCCTGCGAAATCCGCACGGTGCGCCCGCCCGCCGTATAGTCGTAAGCAACCGGCCAGCCATCGCCCCCAGCCACCACCCGCATGCGGTCCGGTCGCAAGACAAACAGCGCCTTCACGCCGCCATCGACGATCCCCGCCTGTAAGTAGGCATCCCCCGCGGTCTGCAGATAGGCATAAACCGCCTCCAACATTTCCGCGCCCGATTGCCGCCCATTGGGTCTTTGCAGCAGGCTTTTCAGCGGATGCTCTGAAACCACCTTGCCGTCGACCCGCACCGTTAGGGGTACGCGGTTCGCCGTCTCGGAAATCATCCGGATACAGCGATAAACCACCGGATTGCGCATAAACCCCTGATTGACGAGGCTCGCATAGCCCCGCCCGCTCCACTGCGCCGCGCCCAGCGCACTCAGCGTCATCAGCGTGTGCCCCGAAAAATTCTTGGTTTCAGAAGGCGTGTTCGTCCGTCCGCCGAAAAGGCGGTTCATCCAGTTCGGCATTCTTTGATCCTTCGTTGTGGCCTAGACCCAGCGCACGCGCGGTCCCACACCCTTCAAAAGCAATTCCGTCAGCGCCCAGACCAGCGCATCCACCCGGTCTGGCGAATGCCCATCCGCCTTGCCATCCGGCCCAAAGGCACAAAGCTCATCTTCAAGCGCCGTCAGCCCCGGCACGTGCCCAACCAGCCCGCGCCCATAAAGCGCCGCCACCGGCTCCGCCCGCAGCCATTTTCCGCGCGTCGCCCGCACCTCGATCACCGGCACTTTCGCATCCACCTGCAACAGCAGGTTCTTCACCAGATCCCCGCCCTGGTTCACCTCGACGACAACGGCATCGGCCGCATGCGCATAAAACGCCGCCACCGCCCGCCGCGCCCAGGTCAGCGGCGCCACGCCTTTCAGCGTCGCGTCCTCCAGCACCACCGCGCCCTCGCCGCTCTGCCCGGCCACCACGATCCCGCAAGCATCCGACCGCGCCGTTCCCGTCACCGGCGGATCAACCGCCACAACGATCCGCCCCGTCACCGCCCCACCCTCGCGAAACATCCCACGTTGCCAGAGCGCATCGGCCCGATCCTCGATCAGTTCGCCATCCAGCTCCTGCCTTCCGAGCACCGTGCCGCGATAGCGCGCCACCACGGCATCGAGAAACTGCGGCGCCAGAAACCGGTAATTGTCCTCCGTGGTCATCCGCACCACGCGTGTCTGCTCGTCATCCAGCAGCCGGCGAATGAGTTTTGTCGGCTTCGGTGTCGTCGTCGCCAATTGCCGCGGCCGGTCGCCGAGGCGCAGCCCGAACTGCAACATGTCCCACGCCTCTTCCGCATGTGGCCATTTCGCAATTTCATCGCACCACGCCGCGGCGAATTGCGGCCCACGAAACCGCTCCGGATCAGACGCCGTCAAGATCGCCGCCTCGACCCCATTGGGCCAGACCAGCCGGCTTTTTCCCTTAAGCACCGGTCGCTCGTGATCGGCATGCACGGCGATCAGCCCGCTTTCGCCCCGCACCATGATGTCGACCGCTTCGGTCATCGTCTCGCCCACGAGTGCGATCGGCGAAATCCTGCGCCGCGCCAGTCGCCGCACCCATTCCGATCCGGCTCTGGTCTTGCCCGAGCCGCGCCCGCCCATCAGCAACCAGGTCGTCCAGTCCCCCGGCGGCTGCTTCTGTTCCCGCCGCGCCCAGCGGGCCCAGGAGAAATAGGTGCGTTCGGCATCTTCATCGCCGAGGGCGGCAACCTTGGCGACCGCGTCAGCGTGCGGATTGCTCAAATCGCTTCACCAGCTTGGCGCGCAGATCGGTCATGTCTTTTCGCGTTGCCGGCTCCACATTGGGCTTGGACGCACCATTCTTGATCAGGGTATCGAGCGTCTTGACGCTCTCGCTCAGTGCCTTGACCTGCTTGTCGATCGGTTCGTCCACCGCCGCCTCCAGTCGTCTTATCTGCTTGTCGAGCACTTTGAGCATGCGGGCCACGAGATCGGCCTGTTTCGGCACTCTCGCTCGCGCGCTCAGCCAGCCTTCCATTTCGCGGCGATAGCGGAGTTGGGCAGCCGTGATCCCATGCCGCCGGCAGATCACCGTCGGCAGGAACAACCGCCCTTC